GGAAGAGAGGATAGAACTGTGAGCAAAACATTCAGACGCAAAGATCCGAAGAAGGTCGCTGCTGGTCGCAAAGGCGGCAGGCTATCAGGCGGCAACTTCAAACGCAACCGAGATGCTGCAGTCATGGCAGGACAAAAGTCTGCCTGGAATCGCAGCGAGCGGCAACTCGGAGAATTCCCGCTGCCGCTGATCACGCCAGATGGTGATATGACACCACTGAATGATCCGAGTGTGCCACCTCGCAAAGTACCACCACTGAGGCGGAGGGCAGGAGTATGAAGCCATTCAAAGAGAAGCAGCGGACCACGCCGCTCACACCAGATCGCACATTGATTGAGGGCATTCTGGATGGTGGACATGGCTTGCTCATAACCGAGCAGATCCAGATCATCGGCAATATAGATGTAATCAAACAGCTTGTGATGGAAGCAGCTCGCAAAGGCTATCAGATCGGGCTCAAGAAGGGGCAACGGCAATCGTCATGAGCGATGTCAAAGAATTGAGTCGGACCACAGTCTGCACTCTCTTCAAGATCCGAGCTCCGATCTGGAATGGCGGTAAGCGAATGGTCGGACTCGATATGCGGCGGATCTCAAAGCATAACGAAATATGGTTCACATACATCCGCAAGAGCGATGGTGAATTGTCCATGCCAGACAAGTACTACTTCGATGGAGATCTGCTCAAAGAGATCGACTTCGAACGGCAGGCAGTAAAGGGCACATACCTTGCTATAATTCCATTCGAACACATACAACGGCTCGAGAGAGTCTGAGGGGAGGTGCAATGATCTTGATAATATTCTCGGTGGCAGTCGCTGCAGGCTTCATAGGCTATGCGATCGGACTGGCACAGGGAAAGCGTGAACCAAACAAATTGAAGGAGACGAAGAAGTGATACTATTTTTTGACACAGAGACCACAGGAATCAGGCAGAATGGCTTCGTGCCACGAGTAGTCCAGATCGGTGCATTATTGACAGACAATGAAGGACGGACGTTCGGTGAGCTGAATGTGCTCCTGAAGCCAGTCGGCTTCGATGAAGTGCCGCAGGCTGCAGCAAACGTGCATGGCTTCGACATTGAGACCATCAAAAAGAACGGCATCGATCGCAATATCGGGCTCGATGCATTCTTCGAGCTGGTGAATGTGGCTGATACGATCGTGGCTCACAATATCGAATATGATATGGACCTCGTGAATATCGAGATCGACTACCGCCGCCAGACCGATGCACTGCAGGCTGAGTCATGGCTTCGTGCGATCAATGGACCAGAAGCATTCTGTACTATGGTCAATAGCCGTGACACATTGATGATGCCGCTGAGCGATGCTCAAGCACGATTCTTCCGTGACACTGGCAACGATCAGAAATTCAAGAACCCTCGGCTGATCGAAGCATATCAGCACTTCTTCCACAAAGACTTCGAGGGTGCTCACGATGCAATGGCTGACGTGCGAGCCTGCCGTGACGTGTTCTTCGAACTTCACAAACTCAAAGCAGTGGGAGCATAGAGACATCATGGTGGCTCAAACAAAAAGAATACTCAAAGCGTTATTATGGGCTGCAGCACTCGCTGCAGTCTCCTGGGGAATCGTGTATGCATTCTGGCTGGTCCTGATGAATTTGATCTACGAGGACAAGGGCGGCATCATACTGTCAGGCACAATCGGCTTCATACTCTTCGGAGTCTACTGGAAGCTGCTGAGCATCGATCTATGATCCTGCTCAAATACACAGTAAGCGGTCAGCCGATCGTCAAGAAGAACACACAGAAGGTGGTTCGATCTCGTGGTCGGACCTTCGTGGCATATTCGCCACAATACAAAGAATGGCTTCATCGGGCAATGGATGAGCTCGCTCTGCAACGCAGACCAGAGCAGCCGATCGATCGTCCGATCATACTGATGTGCACATTTTTTATGCAGACAAAAAGAGTCACGGATCTCTCTGCTCTATACGAAGGCATTCAGGATACGCTCGTGAAGATGGAGATCCTGGCTGATGATAACTACACCATAGTCATCGGGCATGACGGCTCTCGTGTTCTCCTGGATCGAGACAACCCTCGGACCGAAGTCTCTATCATAGAAGCCTGAAATACCACTCCCCTGCTGGCATTTTAGGGCAAAAAGTGGTGTTGTATGCATTGCAACAGCTAACAGGGGTGAAGGGCACTCCCCTGCCCTATCACATCATTTTTTTGACAGGCTCGCAAGGTGTTGTCGTGTTTTTTGGGGTGACACAGGGGGGAGAGTAGGGGAGTGCTTATGAATAACGCTATATAGTAGTAATTAGCACACATCACACACTTCGATAATGATTGTTGTTGCAATTATAAAAGTGCTTGTGCTACACTCAAAATTGATACGAAGGAGGTGCAGAGTGTATCAAATAGAAATGTGCGGCGAGTATATGCTCGTCCAAAAAGTGGAAGCAAAAGCCGAGTCACAATTTGACACTGGTGGCGATACTGACAAGCGTGGTGCTGTCTATCGTGTGCTTCACGCTCCAGCCGAATCTTCATTCTCAGCCGACTCGCTCGTGCTACTCAAGCCAGGTACATACCCTGGCTTCTTTTTTGAGAATGAAATGGTGACGCAAATCGAGACATTCGATGTTCTAGCAAAAGTAACGGAGGGCAAAAAATGAGCCATAAAGTAGTCGTGACTGGCGATCCTGCCAGACAGAAAATCAAAGCAGGAATCGATCTTGTCGCAAATGTGGTGAAGACCACGCTCGGTCCACGAGGACGAAATATTGTGCTCGATACGAACCCTTATGCAAACCCGCTCAATACGAATGATGGTGTCACCATTGCTCGTGAGCTCCACGCACCTGCAGGCGAAGATCACATGGAAGTCGGTGTGAAGATCGTCAAAGCTGCAGCCAACAAAACGAACGATGTGGCTGGTGATGGTACTACCACAGCCAGCGTCTTGCTGCAGGCAATGACTACTCATGGGCTTCAGCAAATAAACAATGGAGCTGATCCAGTGCTGCTCCGCAGGGGCATCGAGAAGGCTGCAGAAGCCGTCATCACTGCACTGCAGGATGAGATAGTCGAGACCAAAGATCTCGAAGCTCTGATCAATGTCGCTACGATCTCATGTGGCGATCCAGTGATCGGCAAGCTCGTGGCTGAGACAGTCCAGAAGGTCGGTGAAGGTGGTGTGGTCACTATAGAAGACTCTGAAGTCGAAGAGACCACCGCACGAGTCGCTGAAGGCATCGAATTGCGTGGAGGCATCCAGCTTCCGATCTTTATCACAAACCCTGCCAGACAGGAAGCTGACGTGTCAGATGTGCCGATCTTCGTGACGGACCACGACATCACAAACGGTGTCGAGATCGTCAAGCTGATGGAAGCATGTGCCACTGAAGGCTACAAGCAAGCGGTCCTGATCGCAAACTCAGTGACTGGCGAAGCAATGGCTGCCTGTGCCGTGAACAAAGCACAGGGCAAATTCACCATGATCCCGATCCGTGTGATGGCTCTCGGTGAGCAAGGACAGGCTGTGCTGCGAGATATGGCTGCTGCTACTGGCGGCATCTTCTACGCTCGTGACGAAGGCTACAAGCTGCCCGCATCAATGAATGATTCATACAGGACCAGTGCCACTCCGAGCACACACCTGGCAACCGACTTCAATATCTTCGGACACGCTGAGCGAGTGATCGCCAGCAAGGACCGCACGACTATTCTCGGTGGAGCAGGCGATGCAGACGAGCGGATCGCAGAGCTAGAAGCTCAGATCCCGAGCCTGGTCAAAGCATATGAGAAGAACTTGCTGCAGGAGCGAATCGCCAAACTACGCAGCGGAGTCGGTGTCATCCGAGTCGGCGGTGTGGCTGAGACAGAGCGTGAAGAGCGGAAGCTCCGAGTCGAGGATGCTATCAATGCATCAAAGGCAGCAATGTCGAACGGTGTGATCGCTGGTGGCGGTGCTGCTCTCTATCGTGCAGCAGTCAAGGCTCAAGATTCCATCCGTACTGATCTGAAGCTCAGCAATGAAGAGATCTCAGGGCTGCTCGCAGTCGTGAAGGCTTGCTTCGAACCGATCAAGCAGATGGCTCTCAATAGTGGTCTGGAGCTCGACAAGGCTGATCTGAAGCGTGTGTCTGAGGACAAAAAGCTGACGATCGACTTCTATACTGGTGAAGTGGTGAACGCATTCGATGCTGGCATCATTGATCCGAGCCTGGTCACAGTGTCTGCAGTCAAGAATGCGGCATCTGAAGCTGCACTATTCGTCATCACTGAAGGCGTAATTGCCAACACTGAAGACGATTCGGAGAAACTCTAGCCATGATCCCGCTCTTCAAAGTACACATGCCTGCGGCAGTAGATGACGCTGTGATCGGTACGCTTCACAGTGGCTACATCACGCAAGGTCCAAAGGTAGAAGAATTTGAAGGGCGGATCGCTGAATTCCTCGGCACTCCGAACGTGGTGACACTCAATAGCGGCACATCCGCTCTGACGATGGCTCTACGCCTCGCTGGAGTCGGTCCTGGAGACGAAGTGATCTCCACCGCTATGACTTGCACAGCCACAAATCTTCCAGTATTATCTCTCGGTGGCACGTTGCTATTCGCAGACGCTGATCCGATAAGTGGAAACATATCGGCAGAGTCAGTCGAAAAGCTGATAACACCAAAAACGAAAGCAATATTGTTCGTGGACTGGGGTGGAATGCCAGCGGATCTCGATGAGATCATGGGCGTTGCGAGGGCTCATGATCTCAAGGTAGTCGAGGACGCAGCACATTCATTCGGTGCTGAATACAAGGGCAAGAAGGTCGGTCAAATAGCGGACTTCACCTGCTTCAGTCTTCAGGCAATCAAGCACATCACTACTGGTGACGGCGGCATACTAACGTGCAAAGATCCTGCCGATGCAGAGCGGGCAAAGACGCTCCGCTGGTTCGGGATCAAGCGAGACACAGACAGTCTCGATTCCCGCATTGATCAAGACATCGTGGAATGGGGATACAAATTCCACATGAATGACTTGAATGCGGCAATCGGCATTGTCCAGATGGACTACATCGAGCAGGTGCTTCGCAATCACCGCAAGCATGCTGCAGTGTACGATGACGCACTGGATAAATATTTTGTTCGGCAAAATCAGGGCGGTGATCGTGTCTCAGCATACTGGCTGTATACATTATTGTTGCCATCCAAAGTCGAGCGGGATCAATTCAAGGACTTCATGACGGAGCGAGGCATCCAGGTGTCTCAGGTCCACAAACGCAATGACAAATATACTGTGTTCAAAGACGTGAAGAATAATGGTCTCGATGGCGTGGACTACTTCAGTGATCGCATGATCTGCATTCCTGTCCACTGGGGGCTCTCAATAATGGACCTCAATCAAATCATCGAATCGTGCAACGAATTTGCTCAGAAGGCTCGATCATGACACATCACCAGATGAACGAAGATCAATTCCCTGAGTCACAGGAAGAGCTGGTCCGCTTGAAAGAGCGAGCTGGTCGATACCTGGAGTATGCCATCGACAAAAAGAAGGGAAAGCGTGAAGCGAAGATCACATCACTCGCAATTATGATCAGCCTGGAGCGTGTGAAGGCAGTGGAGCACTGGAAGAAGCATCACCGCACATACCCGCAACCGCTGACTCGCTGGATGCACTTCAAGAAAGCGGTCTGGAAATGATCCTCGGCTTGCCAGTGGTGGAAGGTCACGAGCTCACAGCAGTGGCTATTGATCACATACTCAAGAATCGTGTCTTCGATTCTACGAAGCCTGTGATCTTCGACAATGCTTCAGAGAAGAAGTATGACAATTATCAGATCGACACCATCTACAGTGACGAGAATATCGGCTTCTATCAGCCACTCCTGGAGCTCTACAATGCATATCCAGACGAAGAATATATCGGCATTATGCACAATGACCTGATGCTCTACGAGAAGGGCTTCGACAAACGAATGCAGGATGCCTTCGTGCAAGATCCACAGCTCGGTCTGATCGGACTCTGCGGCAGCAAGGAAGTCGATGCAATGGGTGGTCGTGGATCATACACCGTCTGCAACTTCATGGGGAGAGATGTCAAGGTGGGTGAGCAGATATGGAAGGGGCAAGATCCGTCTGCAGGACGCAGGATCGATGGCATAGAGCCCGCCATTGTGCTCGACTCTCTCTTCATGCTATTCCGCAGGGAAGTCATTCCACAGCTCGTCAGAGAGCACGAGAAGTGGTCCGACATCACCCTGGCTCACTTCTACGATCGCATTATGCCGATCAGGACCATTGAAGCTGGCTACCACGTCATCACAATGGGCTCAGACAATGATCACATCGGTGGCATGACTACCACTGGCAATGAGCGATACCGCAATGACTGCATCAAATTCCTGGACGATCGTGGAATCGAATGGCGGCTGAAGCCAGGCGAGGAAGCACCGAACATGTCTCTTGATCCTGATTATCGAATCAAACCATGCGGCAACCCCGAGACGCAGATGTACCTTGTCGCTGAAGATCGCTACCTGCAGGAATACAAGTGGCAGAAGCGATGGATACCCGCAATTATTAGAGACGGAGGTTATGATGTCACTCATCTTGCATGAAATGGAAACCGAGAATGAAGCGTATGTGATGATGGAAGTTCGCAATGAAGTGCGTGGCTTCATGACGCACAACATTGCCGAGATCATGCCATCCGATCAGCTCAAGTGGTTCGAAGACACATACCTGCCTGCCCGTGAGCGTGGCGATCTCTTCGGGTACATACTACGCACCGATGAGCAAGATCCAATCGGCTATGGGCTCATCAGCAAACGTGATGGCAAATGGTGGGTGTCAGGCGGTCTGACAGAGGATGCACGAGGCAAGGGAGCAGGGCACTTCTTATTCCAGGAGATGACACAATTCATCCACGAAGATCTCCGATCGGAAGAAGCCTGGCTCGATGTGCTGCGGGGCAATGAGGTCGCAATCAATCTGTACAGGAAGCTCGGCTATGTGGCAGTCAATGATACTGCAGAGCTTCTGGTGATGGTCCACTCACAGGTCCACCAGGAAGCGGAGGCAGCGTGATGTTCGGCAAAAAAGCAGACGGTAACATCGATATGAGCCGCCAGGCATTGATCTGGCTGCACCCTGAAGCATTGCTCCACTTCATGACGAGCTCCCGCTTCGTGATCAATGAAGGACACCTGCCTGAAGACGTGGTATTCCACCATGTATATTTTGATCAGAATCGCCAGGTGTTCGCACTCGTATGTATATCAAGCACGTTCAAACAGGTGAAGCTCGGATCTCCGATACCCGAGCTCAAGCCGATCAGCTTCCGCTGGTGGAATCAAAAGGATGGAATAGTCGAATGAAAAGCACACAAGTATTTTATTTTGTAGTCGGTGGAATGCTGATTCTCACATCGGGCATTGCATTCCTATACTTCACACTGTTCGGTAAGGATGCAACGCTCCAGCAATGGATCTCAGCATTGATGCTCGGATCTATAGGATCAATATTCTTGACGATCGGTAATGATATGGGGAAGAAGTCATGAAGCGAGAACTACCAGGCTTCTACGAAGCTGAAGAACGCAACAAATTGAGTCATTTTACTGTTCAGGGCTTCGATCTGAATGGTGTGGTCCAGGGCGGAGCAAACGATGGCGAAGAGATCGAGAACTTCATCCGCATGGGTGTCGAGCATTTGATCGGCTTCGAGCCACTGACATCCGCATTCGAGATCCTGGACGAGAAGTATGGTCTGAATGCACATGTCTTCAAGCTCGGTCTCCACGATACAAACAGCACTGGCGATCTGCAGGTGACTGCAGGCGATGGCAAAGGCTCATCATTATTCGATGGCGTGTGGGATCATCCTGAAGTCACAAAGAACTGGAATCAAGGGCAGGCGGCGATCGTGGCACACGAAGAAGTCGAGCTGGTCCGCTTCGACACATGGGCGAAGCAGTTCAACAACAAGCATTATATCGACAGTCGTGGCAACAAGCGGCTCATCGATCTCGCTCAATACGACACGCTGCAACTCGACACACAGGGCAATGAGATGGAGATTCTACTCGGGATGGGGAAGTGGCTGAAGCAATTCAAATACCTCTGCATCGAGCTCTCAGTGACTCCTGTATACAAAGGTGAGACTCCAGGTGCTGAAGTAGCTGCATGGCTCAAGACTCAAGGCTTCACGCTGGATAGTCCGATCTATGAGCACAATGATTGCTTTTTTGTCCGATCTGATATTAAACCAACAAGTGACGAAATCTACAAAGGGAGGTGCTAGTCATGGGAGAAGAACCAAAAACATCAACGGCTTCATATACATTTCAACAACCGAAGCCAAAGATCTACTATGTGCGAGAGAGTGCAGCTCAGTCGATCGTAGCTGACATCTTCACATTCGGGATCTTGATCCTGATCACCACGCTCAATTTTATGTACTGGGGCGGTCACTGGTACATGGGGATCACGATCATCATTCTGTGGTTCGTGTTCATTGCTGGACGTGCGAAGAGCAAGATCCGTGAATTCACCGATCGCAGTGCCCTCGTGGACCATCTCATCAAAGAGCTCAAAACTGAAGGGGAGACAAGCAAGTGAAGATCGGCATCTGCTTCGCAGTATTGAATAACTTCAAGGGGCTGTCAGAGACTCTCTACAGCATCCAGACGAAGCATGACTATCGTCTCTATATTATTGATCAGTGGCGATACAACCGTCCTCTGGCTCGAGCCTGGAATGAATCAGCGATGGCTGCCTTCAATGACGGCTGTGACTACGCACTTGTCTGCAATGATGACATCCTCTTCAGCTCAGTGACGATCGATGCAATGGTCGAGGTCCACAAAGAACTCAATGAGCAGGGTGTTGTAATGGTCACACCGAACAACATCAAGCTGGAGCTATCGAATCCGTATGACATCGCATCATATCAGCTTCCTGAAGGCACTCCAGCCAGCCACAGTGATCACCCGAACTTCTCATGCTTCCTGATCGCTCGTGACTACTTCGAGAAGATCGGCTTCTTCGATGAGAACTTCATCCCTGCCTGGTACGAAGACAACGACTCACACCGCCGCAGCAAGCTCCTCGGCTACCGTGAGATCTGCACGAACCTTGCACCGATGGTCCACTTCGGAGGTGTTGCAACCTCAATGATGGAGAATCCAAACAGTGCAGACTCTGCAGCATACTATGTCCGCAAATGGGGTGGCATTCCATACCCTGAATCAGAGATCTACCAGACACCATTCAATGATCCATCAATCAGTCCTGATACCTGGACACGAGATGACGGTGTAGTAGTCGGTCCGCTGGAGAAGAAGTCATGATGCCATATTGTTCAGTCAAGCGTTGCAAGAGAGTTGCAGATCGCAAGCTCGGTGTGATCGACACTGGAAGGAAATATCTGGCAAACTCTGACAGAACATGGGAAGAGACTGTGTATGTGTGCAACAAACACTATGCAAAACTACTGGCAAAACTGGGTCTTGAAAATAAGGAGGCAAAATCATGAATGCTGTACCGATGCTGATGAAGATAAAAGAGTACACGCTCGCTGAGACGATTGCTCTCTATGATGACTATCAAAGATCGCAAAACTGGGCTCGCACTGCCAGCAAGATCAATACCTGCCTTCCAAAAAATAAGGCTGCAAAGTGGGATGCTATCGAGAAGGAAGCGAATGACTACATGGAAGATGTGGAAGAGCGTCTCTCGGAGGCTGTCGATCAACTAAAAGAAGAGGAGCTGGAGAAATTCAGAAATCACTATGGAATCTAATACACACAAACGAGCATTATTGACAGGGGCAGGCGGCTTCATCGGAGCACACACACTGGCACACATTATGCACAATACTGACTGGCATCTGGTCTGTGTCGATTCATTCAGACACAAGGGCAAGACGGACCGCATCGCAGAGATGCTGGAAGCACACCCTGACTGGCGTGAACGTGTCTCAGTAGTCACTCACGATCTCAATGCTCCATTCAGCGAGCAGATGATCCACCGCATCGGACATATCGATCATATCGTCAATATGGCTTCAGAGAGCCATGTGGACCGCAGTATCGATGATCCAGTGCCATTCATCGAGAACAATGTCGCTCTGACACTGAACGTCCTGGAGTACGCTCGCACGATCTGGAAGCTCCGAGACGGCAACACCACAGCACCAGAGGGCTCTGTCTTCGTGCAGATCTCGACTGATGAAGTCTATGGTGCAGCACCGCAGCTCGATCACCCTGAATGGGATGTGATCCTGCCATCGAATCCATACTCAGCAAGCAAGGCATCTCAGGAAGCTATCGCTATATCATACTGGCGGACCTTCGGCTTGCCGCTGATCATCACAAACACCATGAACAACTTCGGAGAGATGCAAGATCCAGAGAAGTTCGTGCCGATGCTGATCAAGGGTATCCACGAAGGCAGGGATGTCACCATTCACGGCAACAAGGAATATGTCGGCTCTCGCTTCTACCTCCACGCTCGCAATCACGCAGATGCAATGCTCTTCCTGATCAATCGTGGCACTCCAACAAAGTATGTGGACAACAATGAAATCGTCTTCCCTGATCGCTACAACGTGGTCGGAGACACCGAGAAGAACAACCTCGAGCTCGCACAAGAAATCGCAGAGCTTGTCGGCAAGCCATTGATCTACCACCTGGAAGACTTCCACAGCACACGTCCTGGACATGATCGCCGCTATGCTCTGGACGGCTCAAAGCTCTTCGCACTCGGATGGCAGCCACCGATCAGCTTCAAGGAATCACTCGCAAAGACAGTCGAATGGACACTGGAGAACCCGCAATGGATGCTATAGCTGAAGCCGTCATTGATGACGCACAGAAGCGGATCGTGGGAGAGCCAGAACAGAAGACACGTCTGCTGCTCTATGGAGACTATTGCTGTGCGACTGGCTTCGGCATGGTCCTGGGGAATATTGCTCGGCAGCTACACGCCACTGGCAAATATGAGATCGATGTCCTCGGCATAAACTACTCAGGCGATCCGTATGATCGTGACAAGTGGGTGGGAGAAGTCTTCCCTGCAATGCCTGGCGGCATGATGAACGCTGGTCCGTATGGCGATGTCTATGGTCGGCAGCGATTGCTCGATCTCATGGGTACTGGCAAATATGATGTGGTGTACATGATCCAGGACAGCTTCGTGCTCGAGCCGATCATGCCAGAAGTGAAGAAGACACAGGCTGCTCTCGTGGAGAACGGTCACAAGACCTTCAAGACTATCTGGTACTTCCCTGTCGATGCTCAGCTCAAAAAAGAATGGGTGCAGGCAGTATCAGAGGCTGACTTCCCTGTCGTATATACACAGTTCGGACGAGAAGAAGTACTCAAGCACATGCCAGAGCTCGATGAACGCCTCCGAGTGATCTATCACGGCAACAACCCTGATACCTTCTTCCACATAGAGGATCGCCAGGACGTGAAGAACTTCCGCAAGTCATACTTCAATGATCGTGCGAAGGATCGCTTCCTGATCGTCAATGTGAACCGCAATCAGCCACGCAAGGACGTAGCCAGAAGCCTGATGATACTCAAGGAGCTATGGGATCGTGGACGCAAGCCGATGATGTACCTGCACATGCAGTACGAGGACTCAGGCGGCAACATCTTCACGATGGCAAATCAGCTCGGGCTCGGCAAAGAGTATGAGTACTTCCTGCCATCACCGAAGATCTTCAATGCGAATCAGGGCATGCCACTTGATGACTTGAATCGGATCTACAACTCAGCGGACCTCGTGATCTCCACAACTCTCGGTGAAGGCTGGGGCTTGAGTGCCACAGAAGCAATGGCAACAAAGACACCGCTGCTGATCCCTGGCAACACTAGCTTCAATGAAATGGGTGCAGACAATCGTGCCGCACTGATTCCGAGTGGAGCAGATCCGAGCATGTGGATCGTCAAAGAAATGGACAATGATCGCATCCGTCCTCTCATGGACGTGAAGGCTGCTGCAGATCGCATCGAAGAGATCATGGACGGCAAGAACCTTCCTGATGTCGAGGGAGCGTACAAGTGGGTGCGTGAGCTTGACTGGTCCAACATCTGCCAGCTCTGGATCGGACTGGTGGAGCAAGCTGCAATCGAAGCAGCAAAAGAGAATGCTGACATCCTGGCAAAGCAACAGGCTGGCTCGTCATTCATGAATCGGGCTCAGAGACGCAAGCTCGAGAAGAAGGGCAAGAAGTAGCATGGCTGTCTTCCGCTATAAGCACGAATGGTGTGGCTTCGATCAGGAGATCTTCCTCGAGAATGTCGAGAAGGATCGGATCATCGTGCCGTGTTATCGGTGCGGGCGTGATGTAGAGGCAAGGCAGATCCGAGACAAATCAATCAAAATCAGGGAGGCTGACGGACAAGTCGGTGTTCTGAGGCGGGAAAACACAGATGCAAAAACTCGAAGACGTGGACCAGAATGATATGTTCAAAACTATCACACCATTAGAGCAGGCGGTCGGCTTCCTTGTAGCAGAGGAGACGTATGACTTGCTGACGCTCCGTGAGCAGCTCATAGTCGATCTGCTGTGTGCTGGATGGACACATGCCGAGATCGGCTCTGTGTTCGATGTCTCGCAGCCTAGTATCTCCAGCAGCGTCAGGAGGCTTCGCTTCAAGCTCGCTGATGGCAAGCTCCGCCTGATACTCGAAGCACGAATGGCTCTCAGGGATGGAAGCACAGGGAGCACATTCTGATGAATGCCACTACAGAACGCAAAGCCACACCAGAGCTCGGTCTGGACGGCGTAATAGCCGACAGAATGCAGAAGCTGATCATCGCCTTCGATGTGGATGGTACGCTCGTCTCAGAGGATGATGTGCCCTGCATGCAATATATCTGGATGCTTCAAACTCTCTCAAAGCTCTCGAAGAATGTCCGCATAGTAGTCTGGAGCGGTGGCGGCAAGGAGTATGCTGAGATGTGGGGGCGTAGATTGTCGCTGGATGAGTATGTCTGGAAGTATATGGCGAAGGACCGTACATTCCATGTGGACATCGCTATAGACGATCAGCAGGCATTCGGACTGGCGGACAAGAATATCATCGTGAGGCTCAAATGAAATACTTCTCAATGTTCACAGGGATCGGCGGCTTCGAGCTCGGCATCAAAAAAGCAATACCAGATGCTGAGAGTGTCGGATATTCAGAGATTGACAAGTATGCAATATCAGTATTCAATAAACAAATCGGAGGGAAGAACTATGGAGACGCAACAAGAATTGATACCACAGAACTCCCTGACTTCGAGCTCCTTGTCGGTGGCTTCCCTTGTCAGGCATTCAGCGTTGCAGGCAAACGAAGGGGATTCGAAGAAGCAAGAGGCACTCTCTTTTTTGACGTTGCAAGGATACTCGCCGACAAAAGACCCCGACATTTTATTCTCGAAAACGTCAAGGGTCTACTTACTCATGACGAGGGCAAAACTTTCCAGACAATTCTTGAAATTCTTGCCGACATGGGGTATCTCGTGGAATGGCAGGTGTGCAATAGCAAAGACTTCGGAGTACCCCAAAGCAGAGAGCGTGTCTATATTGTCGGACATTCTGGAGGATCATGTGGAGGAGAAGTATTTCCTATCTTCGGAACAAACGCAAAAATTGCTCAAGAACTTACGATAAACACCTCTGATGCTCTGAGGATATATGACACGAATGGTGTCGGTAGGACACTCAAAGCTCTCGGTGGCGGTCTCGGTGCAAAAACAGGGCTCTATGCGGTCCACAAGCTACATGGAGAGGTCGTGCCACAGAGCGAGGAGATTGCTCACACTGTCGATGCGAACTACTTCAAGGGGCTCGACAATCATGGACAGCGTACTGCAGTGATGAGCATTGATCGCAAGAGCGTGAATTCGTCCACCAGACGAGGCATAGTCAAAGAAGAGCGTGTCGGAACACTCGACACCGATCAGCAGCAATTTGTAGCAATACCTGTGCAGACTCCTGATCGAATCAATAAAAGCCAGAACGGAAGACGATTCAAAGAAAACGGAGATCCTGCCTATACTGTCACGTCATCTGATCGTCAGGGCATATTCGATGGCAGGAGGATCAGAAGGCTCACTCCGAGAGAATGTGAGCGTCTGCAGGGCTTCCCCGATGACTGGACACGATATTCAGATGATAGTGTCGAGATCAGTGACTCACAACGCTACAAAATGGCGGGGAATGCAGTGACGGTCAATACGGTCGAAGCCGTTGCATCGAGTTTATTCAAGGTATGCTATAAGAAGGAAGGAGTATCAAATGTATAAATACACAGTGGAGGCATTCGATGAATCGGATGTCGGCAAGCTCAATATCATTCATATTGTCGTGCAAGCACCTGATGAGGATGCCGCTATCGAGCGAGCCAGAGTCATCAAGCAACGCACGAATTATTCAATCGTGGGGATCGAGGAGCTGACTGGAGACAAGCGTCCAGATCTAAAGAAGGGATAAGAGATGCCAAAGAAGCCACAGATCGCAACTGATGGCATCTCTCGCAATCCTGAGCATGCCACAAACGCACTCACAGTCTGGACCGACTGGGAGGCTCTCAGACGTGCCTTCCTTCTGAATACCACTCACACAATGGTCGGCACATGGCTGCAGCAAGTCATGGGCTGGGATACGAAGCGGATCTTGAATGGCAATACTAGAAAACATGTCGCTGGATGGGGCAAGCAGCGAGCACAACTAGAGCACAAAAAAACACAAAAAGCTATCGAGAAGGCACTCGAAATCGAGCGACAGAACATTCCGACACTCCGAGCTGCAAAAGCACAGCTCATCGCAAACATTGTGAAGGATGTCGGAAGGTGGGATCGCTTGAACATGATGGACAAAAAGCTCTGCTATGAGATCCTGAAGGTCGAACTCCGAGAGCCGACAAATGTCAAAGACTTGCCACCTGCAGAAGCGAGAGATCCAGTCGAAGCTCTCCTGGAGGAATATGGCTTGATGAAGGATGGAGTGATTATCGATGACGCACCAGAAGAAGACAGCGGGCTTATCAGTCGAGCAGATAGTGCTGAGACTGCAGAGGCTGACAGCGGCACATCTGTGGAAGTATCACAAGCGTAGATTCTACCGCTACCAGTGGCGAATCTGGCGAATGATCATGATTCCGCTTGTGCAGAATTTGCTGGTCCTGACACGCATGGAAGTCACTGAAGAGGATATTGCTCAGCTTGATGCAACGGTCCTGAACTTCGAATATACACGTCAGAGCGGCAAGACCACATCGATCGTGCATATTGTGGAGTCGATCATGCTCTTCGTGACACGTCTCTTCGGCATGCCGATCGAGATCGGGATCTTCGCACCACAGCGGGAGCAGGCGAATACCGACTTCAAGCGTCTCAAGAATGCCCTGCAGAAGTCTCGCAAGGATCTGATCATAGTGGACCATGAGGCGAATCAGCAAGCCAAAGAAGAGAGCAATGCCAAAACGATCACACTCGGCAATGGATCTTCATGCTACATATTCCCTGTGACTCCAGCCAGCAAGCCAGAATCAAAGACGCTGCATGTGATCATTATCGAAGAAGCACAAGACATAAATGACGAGATTGTCGATGAAGACATTCTGCCGATGGGTACTGCCACGAACGCCGTTGTGGTGAAGGTCGGCACTGCAGGCGATAAGAAGTGCGTATTCTACAAGGACATCCAGAAGGGCAGAGCCTATGTGATGACAGCTCCTGAGATCGCAGCGGACCGCCGCCGAATGTTCGAAATGGATGGCGATGCACGTCACCTGGTCTATGAGCAGAACGTGAAGCAGAAGATCGAGCGTCATGGCTTGATGAGTCCTGAGATCCAGAAGCCATATTTCAATGTCTGGCAACTATCGGGCGGTATGTTCATTGATTCGGCTCAGCTATTGCGTGGTCGTGTGAAGAAGGTCTTCGAAAACCCTGCTGCAGATCCAGTCTTCCGAGAATATCGTGAATGGTACAAAGCAGGACGAAGGTCACTGCCACAATGCGATGAATATGCTATGTCGCACAATATTCCGACAGAGGTATATGAGCAATATCGGGCATGGCTGGAGCAAGATCACTACTTCGGGATCGACACAGCGAAGAGCTCGGACCAGACGATCCTGAAGATCGGTCGCATGATCAATGGCAAGCTGACGATCGTCCGCTCAGTCGGCGGCATGCGTGGCACAAATTATGAGGATCAATTCGAGACGCTCGTGGAGGAGCTGAAGTGGTTCAAAATTGCTGCGGGCTCGATTGACTCCACTGGACAGGGTGACTTCATGCCAGACAAATTCGAGAGGCATACACCATATAAGGTCTATCGGCTCAAATTCTCACGCATGAGCAAGGACATCATATACAAAGCTCTCTACCAGAAGATGATCAATGGGAATTTCTGCTACTACTGGCAGGACGTGCTGGAATACCCTGTGAAGGCGATCGCTCCAGGCACACAACTATCAGAGGAGCAATTCACTGCAGCATCGGCTGAAGAATTCGAGGATGAATTCATTGATCTTGAGAAGCGGTACATCGGTGATCTCATGGTCGTGGCTCATCCTGATTCTGCCGAAGCACACGATGATCATCCAGATGCAACCGCTCTTATGAACTACGCCTATGACAGCTATAATATAAGTAGTGGCATTCGCCAGCACTATCAAAATGAAGCCGATGAGAGAGCCAAAGCCGAAGCAACCGCAAAAGCCGCAGCTATAGCATCAGCGAATAACGGAGCATAGAGGGATATATGGGAATATTCAAAGATGCGGGGAAATCGATCTACACGAATGTAGTGCTGAGACCTCTTGCGGACTACCTGAAGATGACTGCAGGTGGTGACTTGAACAAGGATGCAGGCACTGGAATGGGTGCTGTCATGCGTGACACCATGCCATTCGTCAATCAGAGCCAAACTCGTCAGAAGCCTGGATCGGGCATTGACTTCGCTACACTTCGCAGATTCTCTGTGCAGTATGACGTAGCTCGTGCGGCGATCAATCGAAGGAAGCGGCAGCTCAATATGCTCGAGTGGGATATTGTTGCTGCAGAAGATGATGATGACACCGACTACAAGGATGTAGTCCGTCCTCTGAAGAAGGAATTCAAAAGCATCGGTGGCTATCGGGTACGATTCCGAGAGCTTGTGGACACGATGGTGGATGATCTTCTGGTCCTCGATGCTCTGGCAATATACAAGCGTCCAAACATGGGAGGCGGTGTCTACAGCCTCGAGCCTGTGGATGCAGCAACAATCGTCCTGAATGTCGATGAGAATGGTGGCACTCCGATGCCTCCTGAAACAGCATACCGACAGATCATTCGTGGCAAGGAAGTCGCTTCATTCACTGCAGATGAGATGTACTACGAAATGATGAACTCTCGCACATACACTCCATATGGCTTGAGCCCGCTTGAATCACTGGTCCTCGGTGTATCTGCAGCACTCAAGAGCGACATGTACAATCTCCACATGCTCACTGAAGGCAACATTCCAGAGGGCTTCTTCGGTGTACCTGATGACTGGACTCCAGATCAGATCAAGGAATTCCAGACATTGTGGGATGCAGCTCTCGCAGGTGACACTCGTGCCACGAGCAAGCTCAAATTCGTGCCATCTGGCAAGGGTGCTACTGGATACACTCCAGCTCTCAAGCCTGAAGACATGAAGTACAAAGAGCTCCAGGAGTGGCTGATGCACAAAACGTGTATGCTCTTCGAGATCCCGCCGAATGAGCTCGGCTTCACAGACAAGGTGAACAAATCGACTGGAGAGGTCCAGCAGAATATCGGTCTCAATAGTGGACTCGTGCCGCTGGCATCATTCTTCGAGGAGATCTTCACAGACGTTATTCAAACAGATCTCGGCTTCGAGAATCTGAAGTTCAAATATACTGGTCTGGACCAGATTGACGAACGTGCTGAAGCAGAGAAGAATGAGATCTTGCTCCGCTCTGGTCAAACGACTGTCGATGAAGTACGCCAGGCACAGGGCAAAGAGCCGATCGGCGTGGACAAGCCATATGTCATCGGTACTCCGACATTCATTGATGAAGAGTCACGCAACGCTACAGCACAGGCTGCTGCAGACGCAAAGCAAGCTCAAGCTGATGCTCTTGCCGCACAGAACGCTGCAACGCCTGCAGCGGACGCTACGAAGGAAGATCCACCTGCAGAAGATGCTTCAGGTGATGCTACCAAATCAGCCGCTGCAGATGACATCCATATCAAGCTAGTCACTGAGCTGCGGACCTTCCGCAAATACGCCATCGCTCGCAAGAAGGCGAACAAGTCTCTTCGTGAATTCAAATCTGAAGTGCTACCAGAGAACGTGGTCCAGGAGATGAACACCAGACTCAGCAAAGCAGCAGATACTGAGGCAGTGCGTGTGATCTTCTCTGACTACATGAAGGACTACCAGGTCAAATTCCTGGCAGACACCATCGATCTCAAGCAGTCACTCAACAGGGTACTATGATCGACAAATTGCGGAAGGCTGATGCTGCAGTCTCGCAATTCATCCAAAAAGCAAACCGTGTGAATGAACCGCTCGAAGCCTTCCGTCAGACGGACAGCTTCACGCTGCTTGTGGACAAACTCGAGGCGGGGATCATGAAACAGGCGAAGTGGCTGGCGAAGAACCTGGACCAGATCACCTTCCTGCAGGATGATCTCAAGGACTCTGAATTTGAGGCAAAGCTCGGAGGCTGGCTGAATAACGAGATGCCCGCCATCGGCTCATACGTCTCCAGTGAGAAGGTATATGCCTATCTGCACAATGGCTTCGTGTTCTCTGTGAAGGCATCATATACCCGCCACAGCATTGCCCTGGCGAAGTCGGCTGATCCATTCGTGGACTTCGAACTGACGAACCCGAACTATATTGCCGCACTCAAGAATCAAGCAAACTACCTGCTCAATAACTCCAGCATCGATGAGACCACACGCAAGCGGATGATCAATCTGATCCGAGATGCTCGTCTCTCGCTGGTGGACCTGAATGATCTGGCAGAGATGATCGAGAGTGAATTCGAGGGGATCTCAGCGACTCGAGCATTCGGCATTGCCAACACTGAAGCGAATCAAGCCATGAGCTCAGCACAGCAAGCCTTCCTGGTGGAGAATGGCTTCAAGACAAAGCAGTGGGTGGGTGCTGGTCCGAACACCTGTGCATACTGCCAACAGAATGAAGATGATGGTCCGATCGCACTGGATGAGCCCTTCAGTACAGGTGACATGCATCCTCCTGGACATCCAGGCTGCGAGTGCTACGAAGACTCAGGCGAGCCGATAGATCTGGACTCCATCGACATACTCTGGGATGGCTCTTGATTATTGACTGATCGCATATACCATATAATGAAAACAGAGGGAGCTCCATGAATAAACCACTACACGTCACAATTCCGATCGCAAAGATCGATGAAGATCAGAGAATGGTCTATGGCTATGCAACGGTCGAAGAGATCGATGCTCATGGCGAGATCATCGGATACGATGCCAGCAAGAAGGCATTCGGTGCGTGGATCGGCAACATTCGTGACATGCACCAGGACATCGCTGTCGGCAAGAACATGGAGACCGAATTCGATGATGAAGCGAAGGGTGTCTGGATCGGAGCAAAGATCTCCGAGTCCGATGATGGCGAGCAAGCCTGGATCAAAGTCAAAGAGGGCGTGTATTCTGGCTTCAGTATCGGTGGGAAGATCAATGATGCGGAGGTCCGCACCATGTCTGTCGATGGCAAGAAGAAATCTGTCACAGTGATCACCGACTACGATCTCGGTGAAGTGAGCCTGGTGGACAATCCTGCCTGTCCTTCAGCAATATTCCAGATGGTCAAATCAGTGGATGGTAAGCTCGAGCAGACTGAAGAAATTCAGAAGGGGCTCGGCAGACCTGTACACTGGTGGGAGAAGCAATTCAAGTTCAGTGATTCACAAAACATTATGAAGGCGGACTTTATGACATACAATGAGAATAGTATGAGCGATAAAAAGACAACTCTAGCGAAGAGCCTGTGGGAAGCAGATATGCTTGTCGATCTTGCTGAGTGTCTAGCCGACTTTATTTACTGGAAATCGTATGAAGGTGAAGACAATGCTGAACTGAAGGCTGCACTTGAGTCTATCAAACAAGCTGCCATCGCAGAGCTCGAAGAGCCTGAGAACTTCCCTGAAGTGGTCTCTGTCGCTATCGAAAACGCATGCAGAGCATTGAATATTAGCAAAAAAGAGGAGCTTGTCACCATGATCACCGATCGCAAGGAAGCAAAGAAATCAATCGTGAAAACTGGTAGCAATGTAGTCGATGGCGATGCCCGAGACACAAATGCTGCATCTGTCACTGAAGTAGTCGCTGGCACAGCACCAGTGAAGCCAGCAGCCATTGCTGTACCGAAGAAGGTATATGCCAAAGATGGAGTCACCACTACTCAGAAGAGTGCTGATCTTCCTGTCAATGACACTGAAGAGGCTGCTGCAGAAGCTGGTGTACCAGTAGCAGGTGCTGAAGTCGAAGTCGAGCAAGATGTGCTCGGTGAAGACGGTCAGCCAACAGGCGAGAAGGAGACTGTCACAGTCACTCAGCCGCTTGTCAATGCTGATGGTGAAGAGCTTGCAGAAGTCGATGAAAACGGCGATCCTGTCGAAGCTCCAGCCGCTGAAGAGCCTGAAACACCCGAAGCAGAGGAAGAAGAGCCAGAAGCTCCTGCTGCAGATCCTACATCTGGCGAGGATGACAAGCCGAAGAAATTCGCACCTGTCTCCACATTGAAGAAGTCCACTGGAAATGATGATCTAGCAAAAATGGTATCTGCTGCAGTAGCGGAAGGAATTGCGAAAGCAGTTGCTCCACTAGAAGAGCAGATTGCCGAACTGAAGAAGCAGCCTGCTGCCTCTAAAGTACGCAAGACATACACAGTGAAAAAGGGGGAAGCCGTGGACGGATCACAATCTGAAGACGATTCCGCTGAAGGTAAACTCAAAGCAGAATTCGATCAGCTCAACAAACGAGCTGATGAGCTGGCTGCATCACCCGATGCTGGCACACACGATGAGCGTCTGCAGGTAGCATTCAAGCTCCGCAAACTGTCTCGACAGCTCGATCCTGCTTCAGTGGCACAAAACGCTGCTGTACGAGCCACCTTCAATCGTGGTCAATAGAACATTCAACTCAATTTTATGAGGTGCAAAGAATAGGTATATCCATCATGGATGCAGAAGCAATCGCACAGCAAGTGCAAGACGAAATCCGCAAAGCGGTGACTCAAGGTACATACACCTTCAGTCCGACAGCACGATCAATCTACTCTCCCGAGAACCTTGATCCTGTCATCAAGACCGTAGTTCCTACGGCAACACCAGTTCGAAACATTCTGACTCGTGTTCCTGGTAAGGGTGAAGCAACAGGCTTCCAGATGCTCACAAGCAAGCTGGACAGTACCGCCACTGGTACTGGTACTCGTGTCGGCTTCGCTGATGCAGGTCAGCCATCACAAACGTCTCAGACATATGTCTTCACGGCATATCCATACAAGAACCTCGGACGTGACGTGGAAATCGGTCGTCAGCAAATCGCTGCCAATCGTGGAAGCAACCTGGAAGACATCCGAGCTCGTGAAGAGCTTATCAAGACCACAGAAGTCTTGCTCGGTGAAGAGGTAATGACTCTCACTGGTGATGCTGCTCTGTACAGCACAGAGTACTCTGGCTTCAGCAAATTGATCACTACCAACTCAGGTACTGCTGGTCTATTGTCTGCAAGCGGTGTCTCAAGCTACGCACAGACTCTGTTCCAGAACGGCTCAGACCTGGTATCACACCTTGTCTTGAACCCTCGTCAGAACCGAGCACTGGCTGATCAGCTTGAGCAATCAGGTAGCATCCAACGGATCGTAGTCGGTGATCAGGGTGCAGTAACTGGCGGTCAGCACTTGAGCAACATTGTCGATGGCAACACTGGCAACTTGATCAAGGTCGTGACATCACGCTACGCACAGTCATGGGCATTCTTGCTCTCTGTACGCAGTGCTGCAGGTCAGAACTGGATCGAAATGGAAGACCTCGAAGCAATGAGCATCTACGATGTTCCTACCGCTAACCACAGCATCCAATCTCGTGTATACGAGACCACAGTGCTGAAGGTGATCGGCGAAGTCTACCAGTACAAGGTCGGCGGACTAGCTACCTCCTAGTCGGTAGCCTGGACACACTGCCCCTCTCTATGAGGGGCAGCAGTCTGAGCTATAATCAAAATAGAGAGGTACTATGACAGAGAACTTGATCACACAAGCTGAAATCGAAGCATATGCCCCTGATCTGGACCTGTCACAGTACAGTGCTGCCACTATATCAGGGATGATCTCTCGTGCTTCAGCGAAGGTGATCAGCTACTGCAACGTGAAGGGCTTCTTCAAAGCAGCCGAAGTCAGCGAGCGTGATCGTGTTCTGATCAACCCGCAAGGCGAGCTCGTCATATCATTCCGCCGCCGTCCAGTCGTGGCTGCAGACATCTCAGCGATCCGTCTGCGTAGTTCTGGAATCAATCAGACACTCACACTGCAGCAGGGCGGTGAATCAGTCTTCCTGATCCCCGATCCTGGCACATACCTGATCTATCCATCGAGCTACGTCATTGCTATGGGTAGAGGACTGCTCACGCTCAAAGCATCTGATCTGATGTATGAAATGGATTACACTGGCGGCTATGCCACCGATATTGCTGATCTGCCTCCAGATCTGAAGGAAGCCACTACGCTATACATCCGCTCAATGCTCGGCAAGAAGTTCAACCCTGCAGGAGCTTCTGGCTTCTCACAAGGATCAGTATCAATGAGCTTCAGTGGCAACAAAGGCGGGAAGGATCAAAACGTCCAGGAGGCTGAAGCGATTCTCTCTGCTGGCAACTTCGTCAGAAGGGTGATCTGATGCCACCTGTACTCGATAAGATCGTATTCGTAGCTCGGCTGGCGAAGACAGCGGATGTGGACAAAGAAATCTACACCGCACATTCAGGCTATCTCGGACCAGGGCAAATCGCCACGTCTGCAGTCCGCATGAACATCCAGCCTGCTTCCGCTGAGACTACGGTCCTGGTGGATGGCATCTTCGGCAAGACGTACAGAGCCTTCACAAGTGCCTCTGGTGTGGTCGAAGGCATGCAAGTGACTGTGAGTGGCACTGGTGCTCAATACTTCGTCAGAGGGCGTGAGGTGCACGATAATGGCATACTGCCGAGGCATTATGAGCTGATACTCACGAAGGACAAGCGATGAGCATGCGAATTGATGTCACCATAGACGGTCTGCCCGAGCTAGTTCGTGATGTCAAAAAAGCGGGAGGCGATGCCACTCCGCTCGTGACTGCAGCTCTTGCCAACTCCACGCAGCACGTCACAGAAGAGGTCCGATCCCGAGCTCCACATGCCTTCGGTACACTGCAGCGATCCGTTCTTCCAGAGGTACATTATCCGTATGGTGATGTCGCAGTGAATGAATCATACGGCAGGGATGTCGAAGAGGGCACTGGTCCGCATGCTGTACCGCATGAGGCAATTGAACGATGGGCTCAGAAGAAGGGCATCCCGAAGGGGATCAGCTATGCGATCGTGAATTCGATCAAGAAGAAGGGTACAAAAGCACAGCCATTCTTCAAGCCTGGCTGGGAGGCTTCGCAACAGTACATTATTGATCAATTTGACAAAGTAACAGAGCGACTGGTCGCAGTGCTCGCAGGGGGAGGACGCTGATATGTGGAATACTCTATCCGCCGCAATCGTGGCGATGATCAAGACTTCAGGCAAAGTGGACTCTGCCGCTGTCATTGACTATGCAAAAAGCAAGATGGATCATTATCCAACAATCAGCGTCACTCCCGCAGAGAACCAGGACGCTATATTCGCTGATACTCAGAGGAATCAGCGGTCCTATAACTTCGCAATTCGTGTCTATCAGGAGCGAATGGAGCAGGGTGAAGAAGCTGCGGAGCGGATCATGCGGACCATTGTCGATGATCTGATCAGTATTTTTGATGCGGATCTCTACCTGAACACCACTCTTCAGGGGCGGGGCTTCGCAAAACCGATCCCGAGCACCTGGCAATACGTCCAGGGAGAGCTCCCGAATACCCGAATGGCGGAGATTATAATCTCGTGCGTGGTTATTCAATAGCAAGAATTCAAATATAATACGAATAGAGGAGATGAACATATGGCACTAAATATCGGACGCAAGGGATGGATCGGAATCGGCACAGAGTCGAGTCCTGGTGTTCCCGCTGTCATCGCTGACTATGTTCCATTCAATGAAAACACTCTCAAGGGAATGCACGAGCCTATCCCAAACGAGGCAGCATACGGTGTTCGTGAGAAGACCTTCGATGCACAACTCGGCAAGAAATGGTCCGAAGGTGACATCTCGATCAACTGTGATTCTGATGACATCGGCTTCTTCCTGATCGGTGCTCTCGGTACTGACACCCCTGCGAACGTAGCGGGCTCAGTTTATGATCACGTCATCACACGCAACAACAGCAATACTCCACAAACTTATACGATCACAATGGATCGTGGTGGTGTGGATCGTCAATACTACCGCAGTGTAGCGGTCAAGACTCTGGAATTCAGCGTCAGCGATGCTCTCGTAGATGCGAAGGCAAAACTGATCGGCAAGTTCCCTGTCACTACCGCTTCAGGTACACTGACAACCGCTTCAGGCGGGCTCTACTCATTCGGTGATGCACAATTCGCATTCGGTGCGACTGTCGCTGCTGCAGGCTCTGCCACGAACCTGAAGCCACACGATATGAAGCTGACTCTCGAGAACAACACCACAGCTCAATTCCGTCATGGTTCATACGAGCCAGACACGATCAATCACGGTGAATTCGAAGCTACTGCAGAAGGCACTCTCTACTTCGAGAACACTACGCAGCGTGACTACTACTACAACATGCAAAAGAATGCTGCTTCCTTCAAGCTGAATGGCTATGGACTGGGCGGTGGATACAGCTCGAGCCTCGAGTTCCGCTTGTATCGGACTCACTATGATGGCTTCGAACTGGAGACAGGTCTGTCCAACTTCTATGCAGAGAAGTTCAAGATCCGCTGTGACTACGACAATGCTCTGGCGAAGAGCGTGGATGCGGTCCTGCGAAACGTGCGAGCAAGTTACTAGAACATAATCAAAGAGAGGTGCAAACAATATGGGATATTTCAAAGAAGGACGAGAGACTCGCAAGGTCAAACTGCCATCAAACCCGCAGTATGAAGTCGAGCTCTACACTGACATCAAGTGGGGGCAGACAAAGCATGCACTCAAGCTAGATGCGGATGGCGGGATCGATCTCGTCATCTCTGCCGACAAACTGCTCAATATGCTGATCGTGTCCTGGAATCTGGACGATGAGAAGGGTGACATCCTGCCGATCACTGTCGAAAACATCGACAGGCTCGAGCCAGAAGACGCTCTATATCTTGCAAGAGAATCTGGTGCGGATGAGGCTGAAGCCGTCAAGTCAAAAAAAAACTCACCAAAGAGCTAATCTCCTACTACAGCAGTGACGATCCGAAGCGGCTTGTGCCCGCTCCTCTAGTCGATTATCTGCTGTGTAAGAAATTCGGATGGACTCCGAGCCAGCTCGATGAGCAGCCATCGGATAGGATACGGCAATTCTTGACTATAATAAGGATAGAGGGAGAATTCGAAAACCTGGAAGCACAAGCGAACCAGCCGAGACCGTAAACTATGGCAGCCACAAGAGATCTGACAGTACGAATCAATGGAGACACCAGCGGGCTCGAGAAGGCTCTCGACAAAGCTGGCAAGTCTTCAGGTGGGTTCGGTGAAGCTCTCGACAAAGCGAAGGGCGGCTCTTTTGCATTGCTCGGTGGACTGACTGCAGCGGCTGCAGGTGCGACATTCTTCGGTGTCAAAGCCATGTCCGCATTCAATGACGCACAGGCATCACAGGCTCAGCTCGAGCATGCTGTCATCGGTGTCACACATGCCACAAAGGAGCAGCTCGATCAGACTGCCGCACTATCAGACGCACTCGAGAAGAAGGGTGTGCTGGATGGTGATAATATCAAGGTCGGACTCGCACAGCTCTCCACATTCGGTCTGAGTAACAAAGCTGTTCAGGCACTGGGCGGCTCACTAGCAGATCTCGCAGTGAACCAGTTCGGGGTGTCTGCCAGCGGTGATCAATTATCACAATCTGCCAACATGATCGCCAAAGCATTGAATGGTCAATTCGGTGTGCTTGAGAAGAGCGGTATCCGCTTCACAGAGGCACAGAAGCAAACGATTCAATTCGGTACAGAGACAGAGAAGGTCGCTGCGATCAATGCTGGCTTCGCACAGAACTTGAAATATACGAACGAAGTGGCTCGTCAAACTGGCGAAGGTGGTCTGGCTCACATGAAGGTCCAGCTCGGCAATGTCCAGGAGGCAATCGGAGGTCTTGTGAACAAGGCAATCGGTCCAGTGATCAATGCGATGAGCGACTGGGTGGACTCTATGGGTGGACCAGACGGCATACTCAAATCGATCGGAGACAAGATCAAAGAGCTCGAGCCATACTTCCCGATCATTGCGGGTGCTATTATCGGAGGTCTTGTGCCTGCGTTCGTAGCTCTCGGTGTATCAATATGGACCGCACTCGCTCCGCTGCTGCCATTCATTGCTGCAGGTGCAGCACTCGGCTTAGGTGTGAAGCTCCTGATCGATCACTTCGGTGGACTCGGCAACGTCATGAAGCAGCTTCAGCCTGTCTTCCAGGCTCTACATCAATTCTGGTCGCAGATGTTGCTTCCAGCACTGACTGAGGTCTGGAAAGCCTTCTCAGAGCGTCTCCTGCCATCACTGCAGCGGCTGTGGGCTATCCTCGAGCCTGTATTGATGCCAGTACTCAAAGCACTCGGCATTATCATCGGTGTGGTCATCATCGCTCAGATCATGCTATTCGTGAAGGCACTGGAGATCGGTATAAGCTGGCTGAGCAATATCGTGAACTGGATCGGCAATGCGATCAACTGGGTGAAGGGGCTCGCAGACTGGTTCGGGAAGATCCCGAGCATGATCAGTTCTGCCTTCAGCTCGATCTACGACAACATGACAAAGCCATTCAGCAAGGCATTCGACTTCATCAAAGACATCCCTGGAAAGATTGTCGGAGCAGTCGGCAATATCGGACAGCTCCTGCACGACAAACTGGGAGACTGGGATATTCCTGGACCGCTCGGCAAGGTGAAGGATGTGATCCCTGGCTTCGCTTCTGGTGTCACGAACTTCTCAGGCGGTCTCGCCATAGTCGGTGAACGTGGTCCAGAGCTCGTCAATCTACCTCGTGGCTCTGACGTGATCCCGAATACTGATCTGCCGACTAGCTTCAGCGGACGATCCCTGGCTTCTAGTGGCGGACAAGATACTGCAGGCGGTCCGAGCGTCACCATAAACTTCGATCCACAGATCCAGGTCGGCATGTTCGCAGGTATGCCAACAGAGTACCGTGAGATGGCTGAGCGTCTCTGGACTGAGTTCACTCGCATCGCACAAACTAATGGCGTGAAGCTACCAACGCTCGGGGCAAGGACTCAATAATGGCTATACAACCGATCACCGTCAATTCAGGTACGCTCCCTCGGCAGCCGTCAAAGCTGAGAGAGTACCGTGAGTATATTCAAACCGACAAATTTGCGATCGATGGAGCGGTCCAACGCAACCGCATCCGCACTGCCGCAAACCCGCTCGGCTTCAAATACAATGTCGAGATGACATTCGAAGACATCGCTGTGACTGACTTCCAGCTACTCGATGCCTTCTTCACCGCAGGATCTGGCGTGAACTACTACAACCCTTCAAGTAAATATGGAGTATTGAGCTTCAGTGGCTTGCCATACCCTGATGAGACTGATGACTACGGTCCTGGGGAATCGCTGCTGACGAATTACAAAGTCAAAATAAGGCAGTTCTAACATGCAAACGGTATCAAGCGGCTGGGGCAATAAGACTGCACAGGGCAAGAGGAATATCGGCTTCGGTGTTCTCGTAGCCTGGATGCGGACCACTGCCACTGGCATTCGCTATTTCACCATCAATCAAAGCCGCATCGGTGGTCCTGACATCCTGAAGGGTGGCGGTGACTTCGTGACGTTCTTCGACAAGTTCCGCTATGATGACGTGTCGCAGTTCGCCATGAGCATCTCGGTCCAGAAGAACCTCGGGCAATATCCATACGGTGTGATCATGGCTCAAGCTGACGTGGAGCTCGACAATACGAGCAAGAAGTTCCTGCCGAACTACGACACCACCATCGGATCAGGCATCCTGCCGAACCGTCCGATCAAGCTGAGCATCGGTGTCGAGGATGAGTACATGAAACTCTTCACTGGCTATACCTCGCAGCCGACTGTGACATTGAACAATAGAACTGTTCAGCTCCATGCCTTCGATGCCTTCAACTTCATCAATGGCTTCCGCTCCACACTCAGCGGAGCATTCACGAATGCACCATTCCATAACATTGTCGCTTCAGGCATGCAGGAGATGGGCTTCAGTGCCACGCAGTTCGTGGTGGACAAATCATTGCAGGGCAATATCGGCTACCTTGCCACGAATGACAAGAAGTGGGGAGACATCTTCCGTGATGGCTGTGAAGCAGAGCAGGCGATCATGCAGGTGGATGAGAACGGTATACTCCGCTTCTGGAATCGCCAGCACTTTTTGACGGCAAGCGGACAGCTACGCTTCCAGCTCAGTTACAGCAAGATCTCGGACATCAAGTGGCAAAACACCCCTGTGATCAATGATGTGATCGTCACGGCGAAGCCTCGTGCGGTCCAGGCACAGCAGAAGGTGTGGGAGAATCAGTCTGCAGTCGAGCTCCTGGCGGGTACTGATACCGACTACTTCATCAGCTTCACCGATGATTATGGCGATCTGCCTGTGACAAATGTCTCAGTGCCGCTCAATTATACGACTGCATCGGGAGTCACGAGCCGCTACAAAGCGAACGAATTCAGTGATGGTACTGGTCGAGACATGGCATCATACCTGACGCTGAAGAGTGCATATTCCTTCGGCAACACATACAAGCTCACCTTCGGCAACAGCTTCACGAGCTCAGTCTTCCTGACACAGCTTGCGATCTATGGCACACCTGCTCGAGTCACGACTGTCATTGAAGAGCGGCAGCAGGATGCCACGAGCATCGATGCCTTCGGTCGCAACCCTGCCAACAGTGGCGAGCCGATCACCATTGACAATGATCTGATCCAGGACAAATTCACAGCCCGCTCGCTGGCAACTACTCTGGTGAAGGAATACAAGTCTCCTGGCAAGCGGTATGTGCTGCCTGTCAGCTTCCAGTCTGATCCTGCTCTGCAGATCGGAGATGCAGGACTACTACTGATCCAGGACACGAACGAGCTCAAAAATGTATACATCACTGGACTGACGAATGTGATCCAACGCAATGCAGATTATCAGCAGACGCTGGAGGTGGAAGAGCGGACCATCAAGAAATACTTCACGATCAATCAGTCCAGGATCGGTGGCACTGACGCTATCGCACCATAGAAATTGACATATAATGAGAACAGAGGAGATCGAATGATACTATCCAGCGAGACCACATCAGCAGACGCACAGCAAATGCTTGAATTCTACAAGCAGAATTTTGCTGTCGTGGAAGTGGTGACGTGCGGCAAGTGTGGCAGCTTCCTGGCACTCGAGTGTTCTGGTGGCGATAGCATGGGGCTCGCACCGAACGAGCTCGGCAAATACGTCATATCGATCGGAGACAATCTACTCAGCCACCGTGTCCGCCTGGACGAAGCTCCAACAGGCGAGCGGATGATCGGCTACCAGTGCGGAGCTCCAGTGCCGAACCCGCTATTCCCTGCAGTGAAGCGGGAGTATGAGAAGAACCTTGCTGATTATGAGAAGAAGTATGCTGCTGAACAGGCTGACTATAGCAAGAAGTCGAAGCAAGTGATCGCCAAACTCGAGAAGAAGCCTGACGCTGATGTGGCTATGCCGACATCACCTGTCTACGATCCGCCTGTGATGCCTCCAGTGCCTGAGATGATCGAGTGCGGCAATGATACTCGTATCAGCGATGCAGAGCGAGGTCTTGTGCCTGTGGGTGCGATGCAGACATCACTCTCTCCATTCGAGAAGCATCAGATCCGAGAGAAGATCCTGCAGAACACAAAGCACAAGCCAGACTTCAAGAAGGTCGGCAACACAAAGCATTTTGAAACATTCACAGTCGAAAGGGTGACATAACATGGCATATTCAGCAGATACATTCGTAGCGGACGAGCAACCGACTACAGCAAAATGGAATAAGCTCTGGACCAACGATGCCAGCTTCAATGATGGCACTGGTATCGCAGACGATGCGATCCTGGCTCGTCACGTCCTGGGGCTTGACAAGAGCAACATGACTACTGATTCGAACCCGTATAAATTCAAGGCTCATGCCGCCAGTAACCAGACTATCTCGGACATCACCGCTGCCCGCATGACGATGGGTACTGAAGACTATGATACGAACAACAACTTCGCCAGTAACCAGTACACCGCACCTGTGGCGGGCTTCTACCAGGTGAATTCACAATGTCGTATGAGCACTACGAAGGGTGTGAGCTATACCTTCGAAATGAAGAAGAATGGTACTGCGATCAATACGGATCTCGAATCACCATATCCATCTGTCACAACTTATGGAGACCACACCGCAAAGATCATCGATTGTATTCAGCTCGCTGCAGCCGATGTGATTGACTGGTTCGCTACGGTGGACACCTCTGACTCAAGCACCGCCGCTATTGTCGGAGCGGCATCAAATAGCAACTCATACGCAAGCATGTACCTGGTATGTAGGACATAGGAGGCTCTCATGGCTCAAAAAAATGAAGGGCAACAACTCACTCCTACACTTGCAGGCAACCTGATTCTCGAGCAATCGAATGGCAGACTGACGCTGCATGACGGTACTGTCTTCAGGATGATCATCGGAATTCTTCCAGACGGTACTGTCGGCATTGCGATCAGCAAAGCTGGACAGGACGTATTCAGTGCCTTCTCCTAGTCTCACGAACATCGATCTGCTGGCTCTTCTCACGAACGGCTCTGTGGACCGTGTACTGAGTGACTTCGATGGCAACACGACTTCATACAACGTGGCTGCAGCAACGCTCTCAGGCGGCTTCTATATCCCGAAGGCTGACTCACTGGTGATCCCGAACCCTGCAGGCAAGAAGTGTCTGATCAATATGGTGTACTCATACGATGGCGGCACAACATACTACCCGCAGAAGTACCGACTATATCAGCCTGGCAACCCTGTGCCTGATGGTGCTCTCGGTGCGGTCGCAGGAGCGTCTGTCGATGCCAACAATATCACCTTCTACTTCACACACTATTATGGCTTCACGCTTAACTTCCAGCTCTTCTGGATACTGGACAACATACTATGAGCATCACAGGCAAGCTGCAATACAACAGCCAGAAGAACACTATGAAGCGGACCACCACATCCGTCTCTACCACCATGCTCGGTCCGATCACTTCACGCTTCTCGGGTAGCTTCTACACGAACGATCTGCAGATCCCGCATGGCTTGAATGTCGGCAAGACCACTCGCAAAGTGCCGATGTTCCGAGCATTCTATGAGCCGTTCAGAGACGGCAAAGTCTTCGAGTGCTTCCAGGACACGCAGTACTACTACAGCAACCCGATCAATACATACGGCGGCACAGAAGACGCACCGACTATGCTGGCATTCGCTGATGACATAAATATCACACTCAGGCTCTTCTTCACGCAGAATATCTACTCAGCCACACCATTCAATGTCCATGTGATCATCTATCAAGATTATGGAGCGGCGGCATAATGGCAGTAGATCTCGACAAGCTGGCTCTGCACAGCTCATACAACAGCTTCAAGAATAACTCGGTCCAGAGGAATAATCTCGTGATCCCTGCTTCAGTCGGAGCGGGCTCTGTCTATACGAACACCGTCAGCTTCACGCTCACGAACCCTGCAGCCTTCATCCAGGGGTACTCATACGCCACCGACTATGGTGACTACTTCCTATATCTGGACTCTGCATACCATGATGCCTGGCGGGTGGTGAACGAGAATGCTGACTATCTGCTGCGGTCCAGTAGCGGACTGCTGAGCTATACGATCAAAATGCAAATTGTCGGCAATGTCGTGAGCTTCACCATGCGGCTCTCCCGAGCTGGCTTCGGTGCAGTCACGATCTTCCACGATACATACCTGATCCCGATCACCTTCATCGACTACCAGCTCGCCAACTGATCGGGGAGGTTATTGCTCATGCATATATCAGATACAATAAGAACAGATGGAAGACGAATTGCAAAAGGTCGCAAGAGGGAAGACCGACTCAAAAACCGCACAGGCAGTTTTTGCTGTCGTCTTGTCGCAGGTGCAGGGAGATCTCAAAGAGGTCAAGGAGTTACTCGGCAATGATTACGCAAAAAAGACGGACATCACCGCACTCAATAATCGAATCAAAATGCTTGAGAGGATTGTCTACGGTGCAGTCGGAATTATCCTCTTTGCGGTCTTCGGTGCACTCATCGCACTTGTCGTCCGTAGCGGAGGACGATGATATGCACGAAGGTGGCATGACTGACATGCATGGAGCTCCCAAAACGAGCAGGATCATGTACAAAATCACACTGCCGCTGCTTTTTGTTGTAGCGGCGATTGTTTTCTATTCAGTCTATCTGGCAGCATATCCCTTCAGGACTGCAGACATCACTGAGCCGATCCTGATCACGAACAAGCCTGTGCCCGCTGGCACTGTTGTCGAGTACTCGGTCCATCAGTGTCGCTACACCACGGCGAATGCTCATGTGATCCGCAAGCTGATCAGCCAGGATCGGAAGGATCTCTATATCCCGCTGGGATCGACTGACACGGAAGCTCCCCTCGGCTGCTATACATTCTCGCCACCACCGATCGTGCTGCCCGAAGAGACTCCTCCAGGCAATTACAAGATCGAATTCTCGATCAATTTTGAGGTGAACTCATTGCAAACTATTCAGAAGAAGGTCTATAGCGAGACATTCGGTGTCACCGAATCAGTAAAAAAATAGAGGGAGGTGCATCGTGAAATCATTACAAGAGGCAGTCGGATGGATGAAGGGAGACTGGCACTCCAGTCCATATGCGAAGACGATCAGCGGGCTCACAGGCATCGATGTCGATGGACTCTATGGCTTCCAGTGCAAAGACTGGTCCAACGGATACGCAGCATTCCTCGGTGATCCATTCACTGCAGGCAATGCGATCGCACTCTGGCAAGTCGATCAGCCTGGCTGGACGAAGGTCTCAGATCCGAAGCCTGGTGATGTGTTCGTCAAGAATGCGATCATCGGTGGTGTGAACTATGGTCACACTGGTACTGTCGAATCGCTGGATGCGGCGAATGGCGGCTTCTGGTCCTGGGATCAGAACTACTACAACAGCTCACTCGATAAGGGATCACCACCAGCGAGGGTATTCCACCGCTTCAGTGAGATGCTCGGCTATCTACGAAATAATAATCTAGGAGGAGACATGAACAAAGATCAAGCATCACAGCTCGCACTCTACATGAGGCTGGCAGCAAACGATACGCTCGACAAGGCAAACGCAAACAATGCGGGAGATGTGGCTCACATTCTCGCTGATCCTGGATATGCTCCCGCAATGGCGAAGCAGATCTATCAGGGCAATGAAGTGGTCCGCTGGAAGGCAAGCCACTTCGATGAAGAGATCACGAAGCGGGATCAAACGATCTCCGATCTGACAAAGAAGCTCGCTGATGCAGGTCAGCCAGTGGTCGATCCAGATTCAATCGTGATCACGAAGAGTGGCTGGGCTGCAGCATTCGATGCAATCAAGTCATTCTTCAGCAAAAATAAGTAACGGAGGACAATCATATGGAATTCCTAACTCAAGCAGCTCTCGTGGCTTCAGGTGTTGTGCTACTGGTGCAGCAAATATTGAAGCTCAATATCGTGCCGCTGGCATTCGCAAATCGCTATCCAGTGCCGACAAATATCTTGCTCAGCATTGTGGCAACGATCGTGCTCGTGCCTGTTCAATGGTCCTGGGATAACATCGGGCATCTAGCGGTGCAGGTCGGCACAGTCGCAGTGACTGCAGCGATCGCATACAATCAGCTTCTCGGCAAATGGGCTCAGCTCAAGTCGATCGAAGGTGAAGGCAAAACTACTACGCCACAATAGAATCTGTGATATGATCTATTCGTGAGATGGAGTGAGGGAGTGTGAGCTCTCGGCTTCTTCAAAATAAAAAAGCACAGATCGTTCCACCGCTGTGCTTTTTTTGATACCTATCGGACCTCCAGATCTGTTGCATAATGGAAGCAGAGGGAGATCTTATGAGCCGAGAACAAAAAGAAATCGAGATGGAGCGGTCCTGGCTAGAGAACGAAATGATGGAGCGTCTGGCTCGCAAGAAGCTGATCGATCCTGAAGGCGATCCGATCACATATCACAGGCGAGAAGTGCATATGAATGAAGCCATCGATGAGTACGCAGATCTGCTGCGGATGGTAGGAAGCACAGCTATTGACAATTCTCCTGCTGTGTGATACTATAATAGTGTTATGCAATACATAAAACAAACATTCGAAGATCGATTCTACACATACAAGCCTGGTGAATTCCTCCCTATATGGGAAGGTGGCGAGCTCCGCAATCGCAATCAATTCATCGTCTACAAGATCAAGCAATTATTCCAGAAATAGAAGAGAGAGCAGGATGCAGTCTGCTCTCTCAAACGATGGAAGCTCCCTTGAGTTAGCTCATAATAAGCTCAAGAGACTTATATTATGAACCGCCTGTGCTCACATGTCTGTGAGCTAATTCACACTACCACCAGTTATTCGCCAGCCAGAAGTTGTATGAGGCTTGCCAGCCTCCCTTCCCTGCTGCATATCGATTGAAGAATGCTATCTGACACTGGATGTCTTCTGGTCCACATGGCAGCTTCGATCCTGGACACGCTTGTCCGAGACCTCGGCAACCGCCACTATTCTCTCGTCCTGGATCGCCACACGACTCATGCCTGAAGATATATTCCATATACTGCCAGTTGTCCTGCAGTCCGAGCTCAATGACGGCACTGTGGACGGCTTCCATCTGCGATCTGCAATCTCCATGCCATCCACCGCCAGAACCAGTCTGAGGGGCTGCTGCGGCTTCTGCAGAGCCAGAAATTGAAAGAGCAGCCACTCTGGACTGCTCTGCCTTCACAGCCTGAAGATCTTCGATCTGTTTTTTGAGATCCTCTTCAGTCTTTTTCTGTTGCTCGATCAGCTTCTGAGACTCAGTATTCTTTTGCTCAAGCTGATCAGTACTCTTCTCGAGATCCAGCTTCTGAATTTCAAGCATCTGAATATGGTCCTTCGTCTGACGGACCTGCTGATAGTTATTGAGGGCTGCAGTACCTCCTGATGCGATGATGAGAGCTGACGCTGCAACCGCCAGCACTTTGAATTTCTTACGAATAACACGTTCCACCGTTTATTTGCTTCACGATTATATCATGCCATCTGCATCTAAAGTCAAGCATCAGCGGGATGCCACAGTGGTCCAGAATCGAGTTGTCCACACTATCCACAGGACTTCTGCACAGGCAAACTTAAGCAGCTTGCACACGCAGCAATTCGTGGTGTATAGTAGATTCACCTATCTATTCAAAACCAAAAATTTTGATGGAAGGTGGAATTCAAGGATCGATCCAAAGGTGCAAAATAACAAAACCCCTGGCTGTAACCAGAGGCTCTGCTTTTCATTGTCATGAAAGGTGGATTCAGTCTCCATTATACAGGGGATTCTATGGAGGTGTCAAATTTTATGGAAGCTATATTCCACAGCATGCAACAGAGGTCATCAGTATCAAGACAACTGATACCAACTGGAAATAACAAAGTTATTTCAACTGATACAACTGTCAAAGATGAGGTCGGACAGGGGCGGAAGTTCGATGCAGATCACTTATTCGATATGCTACCCGATCTCGTAAATCAGAGCTTCAAAGCCTGGTACTGCAAAATGTTCTACGCACTCGGCAAGGATCGTGTGCTGCAGCTCGCAAGCCTGGCTCGGCAGGACGGCAAGGACGCTCGGAAGTATTTCAGCCACCTGCTCCGCAAAGCAGCCTGAAATACAGAGATCGCCGTCTGGAGGTGCAACTACAGACGGCGATCTCTACTTCAATTATAGATGTTACAAGCGGAAGCCATAATCACTATTGACAATGGCTAACGAAGCAGAATATACTAGAACCACCAGAGGAGGTGCAAACTAATGGGGAATAACTCTGACGTAGCGGGCGGAAGCCAACTCGTCAAAAAACAATTAAGCTATGCCGAGATCGAGCAGATCTCAAAGGCATTTGTCGCTTCGGGTATGTTCGGCAGAGATGTCGATAAGATCTCAAAGGGCATCACAAAGATCATGGCAGGTCAGGAGCTCGGGCTCGCTCCATTCGCTTCAATGCGAGCTGTCCATGTGATCGAAGGGAATGCCACGCTATCGGCAAACACGATGGCTGGCATGATCAAGAGCTCTGGACGCTACGACTACACGGTCGTGAAGAAGGAAGTGGACGGCTGTGTCATCGACTTCTACGAGATCATCAAAGGCAAGCGGACGAAGATCGGCACTGAGTCATTTGACGAGTCCGAAGCAAAGTCCGCAGGTCTATTGAATAAGCAGAACTGGCAAAAGTATCCGAAGGCAATGATGTTCGCTCGCTGCATAAGCAACGGCACTCGCACATATTGCCCTGACGTGTTCAGTGGCATGCTTGTATACACGCCAGATGAGCTCAATGCTCGTGTGGATGTCTCAGGCGAAGTCATTGATATAGAACCAGAGACAGGCGAGGTGACATCACCTGCGAAGCCTGCCGCACCAAAATCAAAGAAGGAGACTGAAGCAGTGGACGCAGATATTGATCAGACACCACACTACGAGAATGAAGGCACTGAAGACCATCCTGACATCACTGATCCGAATGAGCCATCACAGGAAGAGATCGAAGCTGCCGCAGAACCTGCTCCAGAAGAGCCAGCGGCTGCTGAGCCCGAAGAGGAAGTCGAAGCTCCGATGGCGATCACTGACGAAGTTCGTGATACTGCCTGGGAGATGTTCGAATCATTGCCGATCAAGGCTCAATACAAGCTCCGCTTCCTGAAGGATGTGACTGGAGTGATCACTCGCAACTCACTGAAGAAGGATGAGCAGTGGCGAGCTCTCTACATCCGCTGTGAAGATATTCTCGGCGGTGATGTTCAACTACCCGAAGAATACGTCAAAGACGGTCAGCAGGAGATCAAATCATGAAGAAGGACATCAGCACGATTGTGGCTGAAGAGCTTCCAGGCTTCCGCTGCACTCTATTCACAGACGGCAATGGCGATCTAGTCTGCCACTACGATGCAGATGCCGCCGAAGAGGTCGTGCAGCAGGTCGTGGCTCTCATGGAGCGATTGAATATCAAGTGCACATTCGAGAGGATGCCATTCTGATGAGTGATCGAAACAAAGTATTCAAGAGACGCTACACGATCGAGATCAAGGGAATCACCACGAATCATTTCATGGAGAAGTTCATTGACTCATACATAGGCAGAATGGTCCTGGCATTGTCGGACCGCTTCGCTCAGATCGAGATCGTCACCATGACGGCTCAAGACATTGATCTGCAGGAGAAGCTGATGGCTGTCTACCAGTGCGAGAAGTGTGGAGCTCATAAATATATGGAAGGGGCTGACTGTCTCTTCTGTGCGGCGGAGGCTGATCATGCCAACACTAACGTATGAGATTGAAGTCCGATGCATGAATTGCAAACTGGATCAGACCACGACCGTCCGAAGAGGCTGTCGATGGGTGAATGCCAGTGACGCACGAATCGGCTCTGGCTATTACAAGCAAAATGATCCGACAAAGAAAATTAAGAAGGTATGTGAGCACTGTGGATGTGATGCTCTGAAATGGCAGGGCAATGTGCTCAAGGAAGAGAGGATAGAACTGTGAGCAAAACATTCAGACGCAAAGATCCGAAGAAGGTCGCTGCTGGTCGCAAAGGCGGCAGGCTATCAGGCGGCAACTTCAAACGCAACCGAGATGCTGCAGTCATGG